ATATAAGATTGATCATAAAAGATAGACCGGATGATTTTGTTTTTTACACTATTCAGGTTGGAAACAATGTTTCTTTGACTGTTTTGAAGAGCAGTCCTTTCTTTTTACGAAAGTATGGTAAAGACATTCATCGTAGCGACTTCCGTGTGGATTATGCTTCAAAGTATATGATTGTTCGAGAAAGTGAATCTTCAGAACCGGAGGTTTATTTCATCGGACTATTCGGTGCATTATCTACTGCTAACACATTATTAGATAAAGCCGGGAAGTCAATCGGAGGTAAAAGTATATTATTCTATTGCTTTATGAATATCCGCCCGGAATTATTCCTGCATTTAGGCCAGACAAAGTCTGATTTCGCAGCATATCAACCTGAAAAGAATGAGCATATGTATAACTTCTATAAGGGGAGTATTATGGGAGGCATCTTCTATGTAAATAAGAAAACGGACGCCAATGGAAAGATTAAAGTTAAGGAAACACGGAAGGCATGCGTCCAACTGATTATTAAGATGCAATATGGAAGTGTTGCTGCTTTTTGTGAAACCTTTGATATAGACAAGTTCCTTTTTACTGCATATTTGTCTGGAGCAGGTAATGAAATAAAGTATTGTAACGGCAATACAATTTCACCAACGAGGCTCGAGGAACTCTTAAATATTCCATTCCAAATTGATGCAGAGGGTTTGAAGAATAAGAATTTGTTGATAAAGGTGAATTATGATGACATCCCGGCATAGTTCCCTGAGTGATATTAAAAACAGCATAACTGCCAAAGAATATTTGGAATATACAGTTATGCTTTTTGAACAGGATTCTTTCTTTCCGGTAGTGTTTGCACATGATGACTTTTGGTTTAGCTATAACAGATACGCACAAGTAATCATTGGATTTACAAATCTTTTATTTTTCCTTGATTCGTGCGGGATAACAGTCGAAACAGAAATAATGGAGCCATCTGAATTGCAGGTAGAAATCTATGCTAATGTTATGAAGGATGTAGATCATTCGCAAATAGTGAAGAGTTATGAACTGAGAGACGTCGATTGTTCTGCACTTGATTTTGAAAATATAAAAATACCTGAAAATTGCCAAGCGGAAGATTTTTCGCTTGTTAAAGTGTATCTTATACTTAGAACAGGGGCTGCATTGAATAAAGCTGCGTTCGAAAGAATAATGAATAAGAAACTTACGGATTCTTCTATGTTAACCATAAGAAGAACAATCACCAATATTACGGGTAAAGAATTGGTCAAACGAAAAGATAACTCATATGAACTGAGGTGAATGCATGAATGAATTGCCTATCAGCCCTGACACATTAAAAAAAATATGCCTTTATTTTAACGGAGATGATGAAAAATCGTTGTATGGTTACCGTACAGGAAGTGCGTTAGTAAATATGTATACTTCGCGATTCGGAACTCCGGACATAGAAGCTGGTCCTTCAAGATGGACGCTATGTTACGATACAATCACTTTCCTGTATGAGACCGGGAGAGTGAATGAGTTCTTCACAACGATGTTATCTGTTAGAAACATAAGCAAAGAACTTCAAGAGTCGAATCAGACGATATGCGCTACAAAAAGGAAAGAAGCAATAGGAATTCTGAACAATATTTTATTGGCAGACGACATGGAATTAATTGATATAGCAAATAGCTTAGTTTTGCATCATATAGAAGATGAGACCGATTTGATAGGCTCAGGAGGCTTTGCGAGGGTATATCGCGTTCCGGGTACTGATAGGGTCGTTAAAAAATTGAAAGATGAGTTTAAGGATAATGCGGGAATTGTCTCTCGATTTAAAAATGAATTTTATTTGATAAGTGACAAGCTTGAAGGAATTAACGGTATTATAAAAAGTTTTGATTACGATGCTGACGACATTTCATATACTATGGAGTATTGCAGCGCGGATCTAAAAAAATATATATCGTCTACGTCACTTGATGAAAATGAGCGGATTTGTTTGATACTGGAAATCTTAGAGATAATGAAGCAAGTTCATGATAGGAAGGTTCTTCATCGAGACCTTTCGCCAAAGAACATTTTTATTAAGGAAAAGCATCCAGTCATCGCGGATTTTGGATTAGGAAAGGCAATAGATGAAAATGGACGGACTTATATGACAATTGATACATCATGCAATGGAACTCTGGAATATTGTGATCCGAGACAGTTTCAGGGGCTTGGCTTTGCTGATGAACAGTCAGATATCTATTCTCTTGGAAGAATTATCAATTATGTGATGACAAACGATTCGGATAATTTTAAGCATGCGTTGTCTATTGTCAGTACGATTGCGACGGAGTCTTCATTAGATGCAAGATTTCATAATGTGCAAGAGATGGTAGGGAAAATTGAGCATTTGACGAAAAATCACAAAGACAACGAATACATTTCTCGTTGTGAACAATTATTATCATCGGGATACTATGATAAATCTATGGATGATTATTTGCTTTCTTTTGGCGATGATGAGTTAATAGGAAAATTAAATCTTGCGAAGTTTAGAAATGTGTACAGCAAAGTGATTTCTAATATTTCTTATAATACGGTATTGATAGAAAGGTTTTCCGGGCTGTTAAATATTTTTAATAGTCCAATAGGGCATACATTTGCTTCATTTGATGACGTATCATATTTTTGTGTTGATACATTGCGAAATCATAGAGGTATTTCACCTGCGTTAAAGACTGTTTTAGGAGAGTGTATATACGCTATTGCAATTGGCGTGAACCGATGGAACGCCCAGTCATATTTTGAAAAAAACTATCGATATCTTGAATCGGATTATGTTCAGGAAACGATGAATGAAATGAGTAAAATAAAAAAATAAAGGAACATTGCATTTTCCAATTTAGGACCACCTGTTTATGCGGGTGGTCCTTTTTTTTTATACAAACGGAGTTTGATAGTCTTTAAGTGTCTCAATTAGTTGAGGCAAATACTATTATACTCCGCCCTGCGAAGTTCGCGCGATAACCAGAGGCGGTGGATACATAGGAAACCACGATCAGAACGATAAAGGTTCTGCTCAGGTTCCGGTGACCACCGTTTTATTTCGTATGCCTTCGTGAGGTTTATGAGCCGGTAGGTCAACCAGATCCACCGGCTTTTTCCATGTGTCCACCGCCGTGGCGGGAAAGGACAAGACATGGAAATTAAAGCAAATCAAAGTCAATCAGAGAAACAGTACTTCATCATTCTGAAGAAGGTACACGTAAACCCGAGTACCGGTAAGGAAATTATCGAATGGGAGAAAGTTGAAGCTACGAAGGAACAGTTCAACGACTATTACCGTCCGATTAATGCTTAACGCAAACGTATGCAGTCGCATGGCCGCTGCATCTGCCCGGCCAGTAAGCGTCTTACCTGCAACATGGACTGCTGGACCTGTCCGTATCATACGACCGGCGATGAACCTTATTCATTAGATGAAACAATTACCGGCGAAGATGGCAGCGAGTTGAACGCTTATGAAACGATCCCCAGCGGAGAGGATATCGAAGAGAACTATATCTTAAAAGAAGAATTTTCAAGACTCCGTAAGCGCATTGAAGAGCTGATGCCGCTTGCCATTACCATCGGAGAACTTCGGCAGGAGGGCTTAAACGATGCAGCAATATCAGAACGCATTGGTGTTCCCCGTACCACATTTCTATCTCAGCTGAAGAAACTGAAAGACACGCTTCGGGATGATTTCCCTGAATGGATCAGATAAAAATGAAAGTTTTTTCTGATTCCTTCGTCAAAACCGCCAGGTCACCTCCATTACCAACCAGAGAGGAAAAGAAAAAACTTCTCGGAAAGGAGGTCGACCGATGGGCGGCGAGCTTACTAAAGAAAACGCTGACAGCGAACTTGTTGATGTCCTTCTGGACTTCATCATCGTGGCAGCGAACCTGGCAAAGAAAGTCATTCAGTGCAGCAGAGACAGAAAAGCGGAAGGAGGAAAAGCAGATGTCAAAAATGAAAGAACTTGTACAAATCGTATCAGAACTGAAGGAAGCGTCGAAGACGATATCTGATCTTGCAGATTCGATTACGGAAATGTTTACGGAAACTGCTGAAGCAGAGCCTGTAATGGAAAAAGCCAAAGAACAGAAGCCGGCGATGACCTTGCCTGAAATAAGAGCAGTCTTAGCGGAAAAGTCGAGAGCAGGCTTCACAGCTGAAATCAGAGAACTTCTGAAAAAGCACGGCGCAGACAGGCTTTCGGATATTGATCCGAAGGAATATGAAGCGTTAAAGGCGGAAGCGGAGGTGCTCCATGCCGACTAATCACGCATTGCTTTCAGCATCTTCTTCTCACAGGTGGCTTCACTGTCCGCCTTCCGCAAGACTCGGTGAAAACTATGAGGACAGGGGAAGCGATTTTGCAGCAGAGGGAACCGATGCGCACAGCCTGTGTGAATACAAACTGAAAAGAGCGCTAGGGATCAAAGCAGAAGATCCGACAGATAACCTTTCCTGGTATGACGAGGAAATGGAAGACTGTGCTTCCGGATATGCCGCTTATATTTGCGAGCTGGTTGAGGAGGCAAAGAAGACTTGCTCTGACCCTGCGGTGCTTATTGAGCAGAGGTTGGATTTCTCCTCTTATGTGAAGGAAGGCTTTGGAACCGGTGACTGCGTACTGATAGCAGATGGCACATTACACATTGTGGATTACAAGCATGGCAGAGGTGTTCTGGTAGAGGCAGAAGAAAACCCGCAGATGATGCTTTACGCATTAGGCGCATTGGCGATATTCGAAAGTATCTACGATATCGACACGGTAAGCATGACAATCTACCAGCCAAGACGGGCCAACATCAGCACATACACGGTTTCAAAGGAAAGCCTTTACGAATGGGCAGAGACAGTCCTTGTGCCGGCAGCGGAACTTGCGTATTCGGGCGGTGGAGAATTCCACTGCGGAGAATGGTGCCAGTTCTGTAAGGCTAAGGCAGACTGCAGGGAAAGAGCAAATGCCAATCTCGAAATGGCAAAGTTTGATTTCGCAGATCCGCCCCTTCTTACAGATGAGGAAATCGAGGAAGTACTCGGTAAGGTGGACGAGCTCGTTTCCTGGGCTAACGACATCCGGGAATATGCGCTTCAGGCCGCATTAAGCGGAAAGGAGTGGAACGGCTGGAAGGTGGTCGAAGGCAGGTCTGTAAGGAAGTACACAAATGACAGACAGGTAGCAGCAGCCGTAATTGCTGCAGGATTCGATCCTTACGAACAGAGGCTTCTTGGTATTACAGAAATGCAGAAGACTCTCGGTAAGGCGAGATTTGAAGAAATCCTCGGCGGGCTTATTACAAAGCCCCAGGGGAAACCGACGCTGGTACCGGCCAGTGATAAAAGACCGGCAATGAATAACGCAAAAAGCGATTTTATGGAGGAAAACTAAATGGCAAATATTAATGCAAATCCTATGAAAGTTATTACAGGTAAAGAGACCAGATGGTCATATGCAAATGTGTGGGAACCGAAGAGCATCAACGGCGGAACACCGAAGTACTCTGTATCTCTCATCATCCCTAAGTCTGACACGGAAACAGTCAAGAAGATTAAGGCCGCTATCGAAGCCGCCTACCAGGAGGGCGAAGCAAAGCTTAAGGGTAACGGCAAGTCCGTACCCGCACTCTCTGTTATCAAGACTCCTCTTCGCGATGGAGATACTGAGCGTCCGGATGATCCGGCTTATGCTAACTGCTTCTTTGTGAATGCAAATTCTGCAACGGCTCCCGGTATCGTGGATGCAGACCGCAATCCGATTCTTACAAGGGGCGAGGTGTACAGCGGTGTATACGGCAGAGCCAGCATTAGCTTCTACGCTTTCAACTCCAATGGCAACAAAGGTATCGCCTGTGGTCTTAACAATCTTCAGAAGATCCGCGATGGAGAACCTCTCGGCGGAAAAGCTTCTGCAGAGTCTGACTTCGATACTGAAGACAACGATGATTTTCTTGCTTAAGGAGGGAACGGTATGAACGCAGAAACAATTCTTTGTATTTTACTTCTCAGCCTTTGGATTTTACTGGCGCTGTTCTTTATCGTCCGCAGCATCATTGATACGGTGGAAGACCGCCAGAGAAAGAAACGTGATGCGAAATGGGAAGAGGAACGTCAGCAGATGGAAAGAGACCGCGCTGCAAGGGAACTCGAATACCATACGGCCCGCATGAAGGACATTAAGAATCAGTAATAAGCATTGGGGGGTGGCGGGAGTATTCCTGCCGCCCTTTATGGCTTGGAGGTGAAGAATGAAAACATTAAGTATCGATATCGAAACCTACAGCGGAACTGACCTTAATAAGTGCGGCGTTTATAA